ATACAACCCCGTCTACCGTTCGGTATGACCCCGCTTTGCCGCACTTTGTGTAGTGGCCCATTATTCTTGGCATTTTTTTTGCCAAATGCTTTGGGTTGCATGAAATCGTGTGTGCGCCAGTTTTTTGACTTTGTACGCGGCGTTATTATGTTAGTTGGTTATGCATTAAGTGTACCAGTATCTGTTTGGAAATTCATTTCTAATCCTCACCAGGAACTGTTGTATAGACTTTGCATTTATGGCCAATCTGTAGTCAATCGTGAGACTTTTGGTCTCATTTACACCCTTGTCAATCATGATTGTGATATTAGTTGTCAAACTCATAAACTTAATGTTTTTATTAAGCGTAATTATTACTTGTATTTATTGGATTTGTATCGTGAACGTATGTTTGGTTTTTCCCCCAAGCGACTTATTCGATCGAAACAGTTATATGAAGTTGTTTTACACTCTTCGGATTGTTGTGTGATGGATTTAAATCCTAATCATTCTAATGTTGATTTACATTATTATAATGGTTTTTCTGATACAGGAGCTCTTAGCGAAGCTGTACAGAAACATCTTATTAATAATTTTCTCGATGCTTATGATGATCCACCACCACCTCTCATTGAATTTAAAAAATGTACTCGTGTTGCTAAGATTAACAATCGTGTATGGCCCAGTAATTGTAATGTTGAATTACATTCTGGTGTTTTATCTACTTTGTATGGCATTAGCTTATTTATAGCAGTTTTTTCTGCTATTTATGCTACTCACACTTTGGCTTATGATATACTTGTTGAACATGCTCATCCATTTTTTTTATATGCTGTTAATCATACAGTTGATCATAATTATAAGGCCCTTGTTAGTGATTGTAAGTTAATTATGTCACCTGATTTTAAATTCACTGATCGTACCATTATTATTATGGTTGAATGTAAGGCTGTGATTCATTTTTTATATCATTCCTTCCGTGGTGATCATTGGGATTCTGTTGAACATTTATCTTATTTAGCTTTAACTAGATCTAATGAAATTAAAAGTTCACTTATGTCTATAGATTTAACTAGTTTTAAACAACAAAATAAAATTGTTACACATGTTTACGTTTGGGATGGTAAAACATTTCATCTCACTCCTGCACAACATTTTGAAGTTAGTCAATGTTTTGATGAAGGTGGTGATGTTGCATCATTATTAAATTCTTTTGTTGTTGCTGAAGAATTGCCTAATGTTGAATTGCATGCTTTTGGTGATGCTGGTGATGTATTTGCTGCTCTTGGTGCTGTATTCACAGGCCGTAATGCTTTGAATATGACTTCAGCTGAATTACGTGATGCTAATGGTCAGTTTTTGTTTATTAACAATCATCGTCGTGAATGGACTGCTAATATGAACATGATGGCTAAAGTTATTTCTGTTTTGTGTCGAACTATTTATTCTTATGATCCTTTTGATCCTAGTTTTCAATCTTATGCTACAGAAATGTTGGATATTATCGAATTTGTTGAACGAACTAATTTGATTCGAAATAAATTAGCTTCTGATAAGGATTTAATGGAAGATGTTTTGGGTGGCTATCGTTACGCATGTGAATTGCAACGTAATCCAAAAATGTCAACTATGCCTGCATCTTTGCAACGTTTGTTTTCACAACGTATGAAAGAATATGATGATTTAGCTAAATTAACATCTGCTTATATGCAAACAACACACAATCGCAATGAACCTGGATGTATTATGTTTATAGGTGATGCTGGTGTGGGTAAATCACGTGCAGCTCGTGCTGTTATGGAAGGATTATTTCGAGCTGAATATTTAGGTAAGAAGTTGTTCGATCCTTCCATGATTTATTCACCTGCCTCTGGTAGTGAATATCATGATGCTTATGCTCAGCAATGGTGTGTTTGGGTCGATGATATGTTTAAACGCATTGATACTGCTACTCGTGCCATTGAAGCTGAGATGATTATCATGATGGTTAATTCTGTTATTTATTCAATGAATGTAGCATTTGAAGGTAAAGGTTCGACTTTTTTTAACTCGCAATATGTCTTTTTGTCTACTAATTTGCAAGCAAGTGGATTAGATGAAATGACTTTACAAATTGGTTTAACTGAAAATAAAGCTTTTACTCGTCGTTTACATTTTGTTGTCAGACGTAATGATAAAGTTGAAGAAGGAGATATTGAAAATACCACTTTTGTGATTGAGCGTTGTGTTTTTTTGCCTGAATGTATTGGGCGCACTGTTAATTGTATTGAACTTGTGTACTTGATGTTACAAAGTCGTAAAATACAATTAGGTCGTTTTAAATCTGATGCTTACACTCCAACTCGTTTAGAGCGTATGTTTCCTATGAATACTTTACGTGATCCAGAAATTAATCCATTCGCTCCTATGACAATTGATGCTGTGCCAGAACCTGTTTTTGATGAAAATGCATCATTATTTGATGAACATGTTTATCCTAATAATATTCAACAAGATAACACTTCACATCAAAATGAATTGTTTGAAGAAGTTGAATTACATACTTTTAAACAACGCGCACGCATTGTATATAAAGATGCTCCTAAACCGGAGGATTTTATTATTCGTATGTTGCAAGTTGCAAAACGTGATATGGATGAAGAAACTACTCGCATGTATACTTATGCTTTCTTTGGTTTGTTAACCTTAGCAGCCACTGCATCTATTTATTATATGGTCACAACTTTGGAATCTGATAAACTCATTACTCATGGTGGGATTGGTAAAGATTATGAAGAAGAGTATGCGCGTGGTCGTCGTTCTTCTAATAAATTAAAACGCACTATTCATACTGCTAAACAAGGTATTAAGTTACATGCTAGTGAAATTCCTATGACTGCTGATGAGATTTATGCTAAAAGTTTAACAGATATTGTTGCTAAAGGCATGGTTTTAATTAAAGGTTATGGTGTTATTGATGGAAAATCTTATGAGAAACAACAATGCATGGGTATTCACATTCGTGATGGTGTTTATTTAACTTGTGCTCATTTTATGTTACGATATCGCACATATGATGAATCTAAATTCCAGATCTCTTGGGGTAATCAGTCTTTTATTATTGATTGGCCTGACAATATAGTTTCTGTTGACAAAGAAGATTGGGTTTTATTTCGAGTTATTGGTCGTAACAGCCCAAAACCATTATACAAATATTTTTGGACTTTTGACAATATGAAACCTATGTTACCTGGTGTACCTTTGAAACTTGTTACTCTTACTGCTTCATTAGATCCTTCTGTTCGTGCTATGAATAAAGGACCTGATGTGCAACCTATCAATTATCCATTTATGGATAAATCATTTTTCATTGAACATCCTATCTCATATTACAATTTCGTAGCACCTGGTGATTCCGGCGCTGTGATTGTGATTGAAGGTGTTAATGGTGCTCCCGTGTTAACTGCAATACATTTATGTAAAGTAAATGGTATGGGGCATGCTTTACCTATTTATAAAGAAGCTCTTGATGATATTATGAATTGTGATGAATTTAAGAAAGATGAAAATACTAAATTACATTGTTTTCCTTTTCCTGATGGTTTAGATGATGATCTTGAAGATGTTGAATTACATTCTCGAGATACAACTTTACCTATTACACCATTGTATGAAGTTCCTGAGTGTGAAGCTTATTATCCACCTATGCGTTCTCGTTTAAGACGTTCGGTTATGTGGGATTGGCATGGTGCTCCTCAAAAGATTCCTGCTAAATTGCACCCATTTACTGACGAAAATGGTGTGGTTATTAATCCTTTATATAACGCTATGTTAAAAATGCGACAAATTGCCACTCCTGCTACGCATGTTCCTGAAGATTTGTATAAGTATTTGTTTGAACTTTACCCCCGTAAAGAATCACGTGTTTATACTCTTCAAGAAGCTATTGCAGGTGTCGTTGGAACATCATTTGGTCCTATTAATCTCGCAACATCATGTGGTTATTTTGGCGCTAGAGCTCAAACTAAAGGTAAAGCTCCTTATGTAACTTATGTCAATGGTGAGTATATTTATCAACCTGCTTTTAAACAACATTTAGAAAATTGTATTGCCAAATTAAAACGTGGTGAACAAATTAAAGTATTGTGGCAAGATCTGTTAAAAGATGAACCTCGTTTGTTGGAAAAAGTGAAAGCTGGTAAAACTCGTTTGTTTTCCGCATGTCCTATTGATTTTTTGATTCTAATGCGAATGTACTTTGGTGATTTTGTCATCTACGTGCAGAGTCTATGTTGTACCAAGCCTGTTGCTGTCGGCATAGATGTCCACTCTCACCAGTGGACTTGGCTTCGGCAACGCTTGGAAAAACTTGGTTTGGCTGGATCAATACTTGCAGGAGATTATACTAACTACGATGGATCAATTCCATCTTTTTTGGCTAAAGCTATTCTCCGTTTTATTAACGAATGGTATGACGATGGTCCAGAAAATGCTCTTATTCGTAAGTTGCTTATGGATCACATTATCTTTGCTGTGCACATATGTTATACTAAAGTATATCAGACTGATGGTTCGAATCCATCTGGCAACCCCATTACAAGCATTTGGAATTCTCTTATTAACACAGCGATCATTTACATTGTACTTGTTCATGACTTTGGTTTTAAATGGCACGAATTTGATCAGACAAACTATGGTGATGATAATGTGGTGGCAGTTGTTAAACCTTTGCTTCGAGTATCGGATGTTAGTCCATTCATTAAGAGTCGTTTTGGTATGGATTATAATCACTTTTCTAAAACTGATGCGGACCCTTTTGACACTCTTGATACTATTAGTTTTATTGGTAGAAAATCAGTTCTTGAATTATCATTGTATCGTTGTCCTTTGGATTTACAAGTTGTATTGGAAATTCCTTATTATATTAAGGGAGGTGCTCAACCTGATGTTGTTATGTTATCGTGCGCAGAAAGTTTTTTTATTGAATTATCTCATCATGGTGAAAGTGTGTTTAATGCCTATTCTGAATTGTTTTTGCGAGCAGTTGAAGAACGTATGCCTGAACTCTATTTGCCTATCAAACGCATCAAGAAATCTTATTATGCTTATTGGGACATGTTCTATGGATCCTGCGATGTCAAAGTCGAATTGCATTCTGGCACGTCTTCTGGTTTCAGTGTTAGTGATACTGCACCCGCTATCTCCACTGACCGAGATATCAAGAATCCTCTTGTTACTCAAACTGTACCTCTTGGCACTTATGAAGATGTTGGTGATACTGTTGCTTCAACGTTGGCTCCACCTCAATCTGTCTATAGACATCTCAACATGGAAGCTTTTGATCTTCAGCGTGTTTTGGAGAGAGAGTATATTTTTACTGTACCATGGACTACTTCTCAAGGTGTTGCAACTATTCTCTATTCCTTACAATTACCTTATTTCTTGTTTAATCAGCCATTCGTATCTCAAAAAATTGCTGATTTTCGTTTGTTCCGCGCAGATATTGTGTTGTCTGTTCGCATCGCTGCAACTCGCACGCTTTATGGTAAAGTTATGGTTGACTACACACCGTTTCAACAGTATTATCCTACAACTGGATCTGGTCTTGTTACTGTCCCTATTGCGCAAACTATATGGCAAAAGTCAGGAAATCCTCATAATATCCTCTCTGCCAGTGCTAATCAAACTGTGTCTATCTCTCAGTGCTTTGTCTCGCCTTTTAGAGCGTTGGATTTACTTCAATATGGTAATGGAGAAATGGGTAATTTTGACTTCACAGTCCTCAATCCACTCACCGCCTCTGATGGAAGTGTTCAAACTGTCAACATCATGGCCACAGTCCAATTTGCAAATGTTGAAATTTTCCTGCCACATGATACTAACGTTGCGTTATCTGCCGTTCAACCTAATCATCGTAGAAGAACAGAAACTAAGAACCGGGTTAATAGCTACGATATGGTTGATTTACACTGTATGGCAGCTGAGTTTCCTGACTTCGGACTCGTATCTGATGATGGTTTACCAGAACACATGGTCGATGTTACCATGCTTCCTGATTTGGATTTCAATCCTGTGTTGTTTCGTGGTACGTGGGATGTAGATTATGAAGCACAACCTTGGGCACATATTGTTGATGAGTATGAAAACGATAATATGTCTCATGAAGTCGGTGATAGCGTAACTGATTATGATGGTAATTTTGTAGATAGTGATGACGAAGAAGATGATGAGTACACTAGTGAGTTGTTGGAAAATTATTGGCATGATCAGGATTATGAATCACATTTTTATGGTGATGATATTCGTATTAGACCCACTAGAGGAGTTCGTAATCGTTTAGCCTACGCTCGTGAAACTTCATACATTATGCATAATATGTTCACTTTGATGGATAATATGGATATTGAGGAACAGAAAGATCCTGATGATGTTGTTGTTTTGCATAGTAAATCATTTACGCCTGGTCAAGCTGATTCGAATGGTCAGATGCCTGGTAGTCCTGGTTTTAATTATCGTGAATTTGCTGATTCTAAAGAATCATATAATCATGCATTTGACAATGTGAGATCTAAAAGCTCAAAGATAATGAAAAATGTTAAAACTTCTGCTGTACAGTTACATACTAATGTGAGTAAGGAAGCAAACAACAAGATTAATTCAATTTCAGCTGTTAATCAAGTTAAAACTGCTACTAAAAGCACTTTATCTAATGTTGCCTCTTTTGCACGTGACGTTACTTCTAATGTGGCCACTTTTGCTGCGTTAACTATGCTTGGCTTATCTAAACCTACTACAGTTAATGCAACTACAATTATGCAGCATGATCCTAATTTTGGTATTAATACTGGTAAGGGAGTTGATTTTTCTAAGAAAATGGGTATTGATCCTGAAAATGCTATTAGTACCGAGCCCAATGTTGGTGGTATGTCTTTAGATCAAATGGATATTCGACGCATCGTTGGAACTCCATGTTTAACTGCCATTGTTACATTCACACCATCTTCCACTGGATTACAGGTTGCTACATTAGGAATTGATTCCAATATTGGTTACTTAGATTATTTCAAGTTGATGCATCAATTTTGGTATGGATCTCATAAATTCAAATTTTATATTACTGCTTCAATTTTCCATTCTATTCGTTTAGTGTTTTTTCTTGCTGATGATAGTTCGTCAAGTTGGAACAATTGTTATCATAAGGTGGTTGAAGTGCAAGGAGATACAGAAGTTGAATTTATGGTTCCTTTTTTAGATCAACAAATTGCTACTGAAGCTGTTTACAATGGAGCAGGCTTATTTAACATTTATTGTCAAATTTTAGCTTGGTCTCAGGAAAGTGCAACAGTGTCAACCCCAATTTATGTAAATGTTTATAAAGCAGGTTGTTCTGATATGCGTTTTGGTGGTTTGTTAGATAAAGCTTATTTGTTAACATCTGCTGATGCTGATTTTCCTGATTTTGAACTACATTGTAATCCACGTGATGATTTTTCTGATGATTTTGAACCTATTGGACCCAAAATGACAGGATATGAGCAAGATAGACTCATTTTTGGTGAAGAAAATGTATCTTTACGTGATTATTTAAAACGTTATTGGCCACATTATGGCTTTTCAGGTTCAAATACTGTGCAATTAATTGATTTTAATCAAAATATTCATGGACGATATATGTATGGTTTGGACATGTTTTCTTGTTTCTTTCGTTTTTGGCGTGGATCTGTACGTGTTAAATATTTTTCATCTAGTAGTGATGCTATAGGTGGAGGTGTTTCTTTCCTTTCCAACATGGTAGTTTGTGCTAATACATCTTTTGCACAACCATTGTATCAAGGAGTTGGTGTTAACAACCCCATAGATAATACTGTTAGTGTCGACATTCCATTCATGAGTCCTGTTCTTTTTGATACGACTGGAACTACTCAATTAAGTCCTCGAGTTTTTCGTTATGAATCTACTAATACTGGTTACTTGTTCAAAGCTGCTGGTGATGACTTTAGTCTTATGTGGTTGGTTTTACCACCCCCTGGATCTATTGCTAATCCCCTTACAACTGGTGGTAACGGTTATGGTACTTATGGCTTTTCGCAATTTTTTGCTGAAGGTTAGGTTTTGCAAACTTTAAATGCTAAATTTTATATAATTTCTATGAGTTATATAATCTTATTCATCATAAATCTACTAATTATATTTTAGTCTCTCCCTTTGGTGACGAGTTTTAATTACATTAGTAATGTGCGTTGTGTTTTTCCAATTGCTGAAAATTTTTATTGTTTTATTTAAAACATGTTATTCTAGCCGCTTGCCGTCCCTATTTCTAAGATTTTATGTGTCGG